GGGCTCGGAGATGTGTATAAGAGACAGATATAAAATTTATAGAAGAAGCTAGATTATGTAGTGAACTATGGGATATAAAGAATGGAGTTGCACTCTGTGAAGAATGTCACAAACTAACTGATAACTATGCAGGACGAGGTAGTTCTAAGGTAAAAAACGGGGCTAATTCGGTGAACATCCCAACTGAAATAAGTGGACAACGCCGAGCTAAGTGAATCTGATTTAAGATTCTAAATGTGTAGAGACTATATACTCCGCTCGAAAGAGATAACATAGTCCGACCTTCTAGGGAACTAGAAGAAGTGAGCAGTAAAAGTTCACGATAACAAATAGCAAAATGCTAGGAACAGATAACTTTACATACGCAGATTTGGATGTTGACATCCCTGAAGTGTATGGACAGAAAATAAACGATTACTTCAAATACAAATTAACTCTAGCGAATTTTTTCGTAGACCGAAGTGATGAATTAGCTGATGGAGGTTCAGTTGTTTACACACCAAACCTTTCAGCATTAACAACTAACGTAAAGGCTAACCAATCACAAGTTACTCTTTCTTCACCAACATATACAACTCAAACTTTGACTGTATCTACTTGGAAGGAAGCATCATTCGTGATTGAAGACCGAGAAGCTGCACAGCTTAAGAAATCTTACTACCTACAGGACAAAATTGCTCAAGGTGGAGGATTCGAGGTTGCACAGGACTTGGATGATGCTATTGCAGCATTGTTCTCAGGTTTCTCAGTGTCATTTGGAGCATCTACAACAAACCTAGCGGACTCAGACCTTCTTGCAGCTATCGCAACTCTTGACGTTGCAGCAGGAGCTACTCAGGATGGTTCAGGTGATGTTGCATTTATTATGCACCCAAATACCTTCTACCGACAGATTGGTTCTATTGATAAACTAACTCTATGGCAGAACACAGGTTCTGAAATGTTGAGAATGAAGCCAGGTACAAAGATGCTTTACGGTATCCCTGTAATCGTTACACCAGCAGTTGGAGTAACACTTGGTTCACGAAACAACGTTTTGGTACACAAGGATGCTATCCATTGGGCAAGACTATCAATGCCAGTTAAGGCAGCTAAGGGGTACGTTGGTTCAGAAGGAGTACGAGTACAGCAATCTTATGTTCACGAATATCTTGGTGACTTGGTCACAATTGACCTATGTTACGGAGTAGTTGAGAACCGAGATACTTACGGCGTTCTCTTGAAGTCAATTCAAACAGTTGCTTAGTCAGTAATTGAATGATTGCTTGTGCTGGTACGGACTCTAGAATGACCGATATCAGCACAATTCTAGAAGTAATCTAACAAATATGAGTATACAAGTATCGCCTCATTTGGCGAAACGAAGAATCGTAAAAGATTTACAAGGTAATATTGTAGACCTTTATCAAGAAGGTGATGGTGGATGGATAGTACGAGGAAGGGAAGTAGTCAATCAAGCTAAGTGGGATGAGATAACAAACAAAAAACAAGACGAAATCCTAGCGGCAGGAGCTATTGGACAAGCAAAGGTAGATGAGAACGCACCCGATAGAACAGTAGACGCAAAGACAGCAACTGAAAACTTAGCTAAAGCAACCAAGCAAGAAGAAAAAGTTGCAGAATTGGATAAGAAAGTAACAGATATGGATTCTAAATTAGATAAGATTCTAAAAGCACTAAATGGAAAATCCTAAAATCTTCTACCTACCTGGTGGGTACGACGGTTGTTATATGTATCGTGGGTATATGCCTGGAGTTTATACAAATCAAATGGTATGTTCCGACTTCATAGGAAAGAAATTCAATACAGATGATATTCGTAAGAAAGTTGAAGAATGTGATGTTCTTGTAGTCCAAAGACCAAACGATTCAGTCCGAGTAAACGTGGCTAAGTACGCTAAAGAACTAGGCAAAAAGATTATCTTTGAAAATGACGACACTTATCTACCAGACAAAGGTGTACCACTTAAAATGCTCACGAATGATTTACAGAGAGAGTTTGCAGTTAAGATGAATGACTATCTTTATGAGGTACTAACTTTTGCAGACGGAGCAATCGCCTCAACACCTTTCCTCGCAGAAGAATTTAAAGCAATAAACCCTAACGTAGCAGTGTGTAAAAACTGTATTGACCCACTAGATGAGTTTCCTTGTAAAAAGAATGAGACAGGTAAGTTTAGAATAGCCTTTATAGGCTCTGTGGTGTCCAACAACGACTACTATCACATAAAAGATACTATTCGTAAGCTAGACGATAGTGGAGACTTCACAATCATTGTATTGGGCATAAAACAACCTAGTGGAACTATCAACGGAGCATACCAAGAAGACTATGATTTTTGGAACTCTTTAAAGAATGTAGAATGGCAACATTATGTACCAGTGAACGAGTATATGATGACACTTGCAGGACTAGCGATTGATTTAGCGATTATCCCTCGTAACGATTCATACTTTAATCGGTGCAAATCAAATGTTAAGTTTTTAGAAATGTCTTTACTAAATATCCCAGTTATTGCTCAAGGATTCACGACAGGGGACTCTCCATATCAAGGAGAAGATGAAAAGTATATGACAGTTGTTGTAAATGATAATGAGTGGTACAATAAAATCACAAATATTAAGGATAACTACTCTAAATATGCAAACTTAGCAAAAAAAGCACACGATTATGTTATTAAGGAATATAACATCAACTCCTATGCTCACGTCTGGTCAGATACTATTAAAAAACTAATAAATAAATAATGAAAATAGATTCAACACTACTCTCAGAAGAAAACTACACAGGAATACGAAGAATACCTGTTAAAAATGAGATTATTACAAAGTATAAGAAGGAAATTGACGCTTACCAGAAACAAGCAAAGCCTTTCTTGATTAAAATGGAGAAGATTTCAAAGGTATTAGACCCATATTACGCTACTATTGCAGACCATAACAAAGAAATTACACGTCTTAAAGCAGAAATGGCAGATACACTAGAGCAGTACAACATAGAACTTAAAAAAGTTGAACTCCTAGACCAGAAAGCTCAGATGATTAAGAATAAAATGCAACCTATCGTAGACAAAGAGATTGTAGGTAAGCTAGGTGAGTTTGAAAAGCCAACAAATCTAATTGACGAAAAGGGATTCTTCTATGTAGAGGTAGCAGATACACTTGAGGACTTTATCAAATCTAAACGAGCAAGAAAATAATATGAAACAAATTTGTCTAATAACTGGAATCGGGGGGTTTGTTGGTTCACATTTACTAGACCACGTTCTTGTAAACACAGACTGGGATGTTGTGGGTATTGCTTCTTGGAGACACAAAGGTTCACCAGAGAAGATAACAGATTCAATCCACTACCAGAACAACAAAGACCGAGTAGAGATTATAACTCACGACCTTTCAGCACCCTTCACTCCTTCTCTAGTTAAAAAACTAGAAGGAATAGATTTCATATTTAACCTAGCTTCTGATTCACACGTTGATAGAAGTATTACAGACCCAATTCCTTTCATAGAAAACAACATCAAACTCGGTTTGAATATGCTAGATCTAGCAAAACAGATTAAGCCTAAAATGTTCCTACAGTTCTCAACTGACGAGGTATACGGAGCAGCACCAGACGGTGTGAACTTTAAAGAATGGGATACTTACCTACCTTCTAACCCTTATGCAGCTTCAAAGGCGGCTCAAGAATCAATGGCAGTGTCTTACTGGAGAACTTTCGGAGTGCCTGTAGTTATAACTAACTGTATGAATATTTTTGGTGAAAGACAGGACAAAGAAAAGTATGTTGCAAGAATTATTGATTGTCTTGAGAATGGAGATACTCTAACAATTCACGGTTCAGAAGGTAATATTGGTACACGGTTCTATCTTCACGCAAGAAACATCTCAGACGCAGTAGTTTGGATAGCTAAAAACATCACACCAACACTTTATGCAGACGGAGGAGCAGATAGACCAGATAAATTCCATATTAGTGGAGAAGTTGAACTAGACAACCTTACACTTGCTAAAATGATTGCAGGGTATATGGATAAAGAACTTAAATACGAACTGGTAGACTTCCATAGTACAAGACCTGGACACGATAGACGATATGGACTAGATGGAAGTAAGCTAATTGAGGCTGGATGGACACAGCCAATTAACCTTGAGGAATCACTCAAAAAAACAATAGAATGGAGTCGAAAATCTGCATAGTAATACCAACTATAAGAAAAGAAATGCACGCTAAGTTTATCTCAGCGTGGTTTCATCTTATAGAAAAACACAATGTGGAAGTAGTTACTGTTTGGGATGGAGATAATCCTATCGTAGAACACAATGATAAGACATATTCTTTGGATGAGATAATGGGAGGTAACAAAGACTTGATTTCAAATAAATGTGCCGCTTCTCGTAATCTAGGATTTGCCTATGTTGCGAAGTATATGCCGAACATTGAATATATCTACACTTTAGATGATGATGAAGAACCTGTAGACGACCCAATAGAAGCCCACATAAAGGCTCTAGAGCAACGTGTTCCTATCTCTTGGATGTCTACTACTATAATCAATAAAGGTACAGATTATATGCGAGGTTTTCCGTATGGAGTACGCACAGAAGCAGAAGTTGTAGTGTCTCACGGAGTATGGATAAACAACCCTGATTATGACGCACCAACGCAATTACACGCAGACAATAAAGTAGAGTTTTATAAAGGTGTAATACCCAAAGGAATATTCTTTCCATTTTGTGGGATGAATGTTGCGTTTAAGCGAAAGGCTTTACCTTTAATGTACTATGCACCTGTTGGACAATATAAAGGAGCAGAACGCTTTGATGATATATTTGGGGGATTAGAGATTAAAAAAGATATAGATGAGTTAGGTTACGCAATCGTAACAGGACACGCTACCACAGACCACACAAGAGCTTCAAACGTATTTAAAAACCTAGTAAACGAAGCTGTGGGGATAGGAAAGAACGAAGTTTACTGGCAAGAAGAATATGACGAATGGTATTTAGACTTTATCAATAAACGAAAACGCTGGAATGTTCATTGTAGCTCGCTATAAAGAAGATGTTTCTTGGATTGATAGTGATAAAACCTTTGTTATACAAAAAGGAGAGCATATGCCTAATTGGGGTAGAGAACCTTCCTCTTTTTTGTGGTATATCATAGAAAACTACGACACTTTAGAGGGTAATTATGAGTTTAGACAAGGAAAACCTTTTGACCACTTCCCATACAAGCAACAGTATTACGACACCTCAAAGTTTGGTTGTCCTCACCATCACGATTTACCTTTTGAATACTTTGAGAAAGAAAGTGGATTCACACTACCAGACTCTTGGAAGTTTCATCCTGGAGGACAATTTGATACAACAGCAGAAGTGATAAAACAATATCCAAAATCCTTTTATGAGAAGTTGTACAAGATGATAGAAACAGACGAAAAAGTAATGTATGTAATGGAGAGAGTTTGGGAATTGATACTTAAACCGACCACATAGTTTGGTAATATATTGGTATGTCAATATCTTTTAACAACGTATCTGGTTATTCAGGGATTATTCAGGAAATAGAGAGGAATTGTGGTTTTGCTCCTGGAGATATTTCAAGTAATACAGTACGCCTCGCACAATTTACAGCAGAAATTAACAGTGCTTTAGATTCAGTCTTTGCAACCATCTTTGAAG